GGACGCTGCCGGCGCTATTTGGGACCATGCCGGCGCTAAAACCCAAGGTGCGTTTGTACGCAACCTAGAAGTAGGCGGGTCATTTAATCCACGTGCTAGCGAACCTGCCGTAGATATGGCGCGCCCGGCAGTAGAAGCCGTTGTATTAGATATAGTTGCCACAGTTATGGCTATGACAAACCGCAAACTAGAGGTTACTCATGGCAATTAACATACCAATTATTACGTCGTTTAACGGCAAGGGTGCCGAAGCGGCAATAAAAGAATTTCAAAACCTTACTAAAGCGTCGGATAAAGCGGCGTTTGCTATAAACAAAATGGCAGTACCCGCCGCTATAGCGTTTGGTGCCATTGTTGCAGGCGGTTATAAGGCCGCACAAGCCGCAAGCGACTTTAACGAAACGGTTAGTAAGTCCGGCATTATATTTGGCGAAGCGTCTACGGAAATAAAAGCGTTTGCCGATACCGCCGCTTCAAGTTTGGGTTTATCTAAACAAGCCGCCTTAGACGCTTCTACAACTATGGGCATTTTCGGTAAATCTGCCGGCCTTGCAGGTGCAGACCTATCTAACTTTTCTATAGAAATGGTTAAACTATCCGGTGACCTTGCCAGTTTCCATAACGCCAACCCCGCCGACGTAGCCCTAGCCTTAGGCGCTGCATTACGTGGCGAAGCCGAACCGATACGCAAATTCGGCGTACTACTAAACGACGCAGCCGTAAAAGCGCAAGCCATGAAAATGGGTTTATACGACGGCACCGGAGCATTAGACGCACAAGCAAAAGTACTAGCAACTCAAAAAATTATTTTGCAACAAACAAGCGACGCACAAGGCGACTTTGCGCGCACTTCCGATGGGGCAGCAAACCAACAACGCATTTTAGCGGCACAAATAGACAACGCAAAAGTATCTTTAGGTCAAGCATTTTTACCAATACTTGAAGCCGTACTACCTGTATTAGTTACGTTTGCTACAGCCATTGGAAACAATACCGACGCTTTTATAGCGTTCGTTGCCGCTATTGGCACAGTTGCAGGCGCAATAGTTTTGGCTAAAGCCTCAATGGCATTATGGAAAGCGGCAAGCATTATTGCAACAGGCGTTAACTATGCCTTGGCTACATCGTTTACCGCCGTACAAATTTCTACAGGCATTGGAATTATTGCCGTTGCTGCGGGCACCGTAGCGTTTGCTGCATACACAAAAAAAATGAATGCAGCACGGAAAGAAAGCGATTTACTAAATCAACAAACGTTAACTACTGCCTCAACTATTGGCGCTACCGGTTCGCTTATGGGGCCTAAAGGCTTTATCGGCCCGGAACTTACCGCAGACCAATTAAAAGAACGCATAAAAGCATTTAACGATTTAGACAAAAACACAGGCGCGGCAACTAAAGCAAACTACGACTACGCCAAATCACTTAAAGAAGGCCTACAAGAAGCCTTAAAAGACGCTAACACCGCATTAAACGACGCTAAAAAAGCGTTAACAGATTACGCCGACACCGTAGCCCAAGGTTTAATGGACGCGTTTAGTTTTAAAGACGCCAAAGCGGCAGGCAAAGACACTGGCAAAGGATTTTTAGACGGACTACGTGACCAAGTAAACGGTATTAAAGATTATTCAAATGACGTTCAACACGCTTTAAACCTTGGGTTATCACAAGACAGCCTAAAAGCCGTATTGGCAGCCGGTAGCGAAGCCGGCGCGGCCATAGCCAAAGAACTAGTTAAAGGCGGCGAAACTGCCATATTTGAAACCAACGCGTTAGTAGACAGCGCCAATATGGCTGCCCAAAAGGTAGGTATAAACGCGGCTACGGCATGGTACCAAGTAGGCGTAGACAACGCACAAAAAACCGTTAACGGACTACAAGCCGAAATAGACAAACTAACCCCAAAAATGATGAAACAAATGGACGCGTTAGCAAACAAATTGGCGCGCACAGTTGATATAACAGTACGTGTAAACGAAATAGTAACAAGCGTACAAAACAGCATTAGCGCACCCGTGTCGCGTCAATCCGTAAGCGATATATCAAGCCAATCGGTAGGCGATACTTACAATATAAACGTAGCGGGCGTAATGAGTAACGCGCAAACAGGCGAAGAAATTGTAAACAACATTAGGGCATATAACAGGGCTGCGGGCCCGGCAAATATAACGATTGCATAATGGCTACGTCAGTTATTGAAAGCGGTAGTTACGAACTATTTATAGACACGGGCTTTATGCTTGACGCGTTTACGCTTGACTCATCAACGCGCGGCGTATTAGACGGCACCCAATACGTGTTAGACGGAACTACAGAGTTTGCGCCAATGCTAGAATACTCAACGAACGTAAACGTTAAACGTGGGCGCCGTGACGTAGGCGACCAATTTAGCGCCGGAACAATGTCATTTAATTTAAACGATGACCTAGCCGGCGGCACCCTTAACCCGTTATATTCGTCTAGCCCTTACGTAGACCCCCAAGGGCAATTTACTTTGGCACCGTTGCGCCGGGTATCGTTTGGCAGATACAACAGCGTAGGCACGTTTATAACGTTGTTTGTAGGGCAAATAGTTTCATATGACTACAATTATGAACTAGGTGGCCAAAACACAGTAACGGTATATTGTGCCGATGACTTTTATTTACTAGCCCAAACAGCGTTAGCCGAATATAACGTAACCGAAGAACTAAGTAGTACGCGATTAGCCAACGTTTTAGATTTGCCCGAAGTTGCTTACCCGGCTTTAAGCCGTGACATTGAAACCGGAACACAAACATTAGGCGGCGCTGCCGCTTACACAGTGGACGAAGGTACCAACGTAAAAGCGTATATAGACCAAATACAGGCAGCCGAACAAGGCCGTATCTTTATGGCGCGTACAGGCGTATTAACTAGTCAACCCCGTATTGGTAACACGCTTTCCGGCAGTGTTGCAGACTTTCACGACGACGGCACAAACATTCCATACAATTCTTTAGGCATTATTTTTAACGCAGACCTCATAGTAAACAGGGCCAGTATTCAACACTTAGGGGCTACAAGCCCACAGGTTGCCGACGACGCAGCAAGTCAGGCTAAATATTTAATCCAAAATACAAGCATTACAAATAGCCTTTTACACAATGACGCAGCCGCCTTAGACCTAGCAGAGTATCTAATAGTTGGCGAACCCGTAGCCACGTTTAACGCCGTGCAAACCGATTATTTAATGCTTACAACACCCCAACGGGAAACCTTGGCGCTAGTAGATATTGGCGACACAATAACGATAACTAACACTATTGCCGGCGGCGAAGTAGCCCAAGAACTAGCAGTAGAGGGCGTAGAAATATCGTTAAACGTATCCAACGGGCACCGCGTCAGGTTCTATACGTCGGCTACGGTAATTGTCTACCAATTCATTTTAGATGATATTTTGTACGGTAAGTTAGACATACAAGACCCACAACCCGTTTTAGGATAAAGTAACGAATATGGCCGTAACCCCGTTTCCTTTCGTAGCGTCGCAAGTCTTGACCGCAGACGAATTAAATAATATTAGCCTTTTACCTGTAAGCGCCAAAACCGCTAGTTATACGTTGGCGGCTTCCGACGCCGGTACACGCGTCCAAATGAATAACGCAGGCGCTACCACAATTACCGTTAACAACAGTTTGTTTAGCGCGGGTCAATCTGTTTGGATACAAAACATAGGCGCGGGAACTTGCACCGTAACGGCTGGTACTGCAACGGTTACAACTTCAAGTAGTTTGGCACTGGCACAATGGGGGGGTGGCACGCTTTATTTTACTAGTGCTAGTGCTGCAATTTTTTTTAGCCAACAAGCAGCAAGTTACGGCGCCGCTACAGGTGGCACAAGTTCAAGCATTACCGACAGCGGCATAAATTACACGCTTTTAACTTTTAACTCAACTGCAACATTGACAGTCACAAAGGCTGGTTTGTTTGATATTTTATGCATTGCTGGCGGTGGTGGTGGTGGCAAAAATGCAACCCACGGCGCTGGCGGTGGTGGCGGTGGCGGTGTTACTAAAGCAACCGTTTATTTAGATGCAACAACATACAGTTTAGAAGTTGGTGGCGGTGGTGCCGGCTCAACAACAAATGGAATTAGTGGGACGATAGGTTCAGCGTCATTTTTTCCTGCAGGTTATTATATTGCTAGTGCTGCTGGTGGTGGTGGCGACGCGCAGGGTACTTCAAGTAACATTTTTTCCCGTGGTGCGTCTGGTGGTGGCAGTCGTGGTCTTACTGGTGGCGGTGGTGGTGAAGCAATTGCAGGCACACAGGGTAAGGCTGGCGGTGCTGCTGGCGGTGGGTCTAATGGTGGTGGTGCTGGCGGCGGTGGAAATCAAGCAATTGGAAGTAGTGCGGTGAGTGAAAGCGTTGGCGGCGATGGTGGTGCAGGTTTAACCACAACTTTTAACGGTGCGTCAAATGTGTTTGGTAGCGGTGGCGGCGGACAGGGAAACACAACAGGCGGCACAGGTGGCACAAACGCAGCAAACGGCGGCACATCTTCTTCAACACCTGCAAACGCAACAGCAAATTTTGGTGGTGGTGGCGGTGGCGCAAAAGGTGGCAGCGGTTCTAACGGCGGTTCCGGCGTAGTAATGGTGAGGTTTAAGTAATGGCACATTTTGCACAAATAAACGACAACGTGGTAACGGAAGTAATTGTAATTGCTAATGCCGATTGCGATAATTTGCCATTCCCTGAAAGCGAACCAATAGGGCAAACGTATATAGCCGCGTTAGGTATTGAGGGCACATGGTTACAATGCAGTTATAACGCAAACTTTAGGGCTTGTTATCCGGGGCCGACATACACGTATAACGCAACATTAGGCGAATACGGGGAATTTGTAGCGCCGCCACCCCCGGTGGAGTAATGGAAGTATTAACAGCCGCATTAGTTGCAGGAACATTTACCGTAATAGTTGCGTTAATTAACCGCGCCGATAAAAAGTCACGTAGCGAACACGCAGACACGCATTTAATACTTGGACGAATAGAACAAAAAATAGACGGGCATATAGAAAACCATGAATAAACAAATCAAAGCGTTAGCCGCTTCATATAGTCGCACAGTAGTCGCCGCTGTACTTGCCGTTTACATGACTGGCAACACCTCACCAACCGATTTAGGTAAAGCCGCAATAGCGGCACTATTACCGCCGCTTATGCGTTGGGCTAACCCTGCCGACAAAGCCTTTGGCCGTGACAATTCCGCCAATTAAAAAACTTGTTTTACCTGCCACGTTGGCGCACATAACGCCGGGCGAACTACCCGCCAACATGCTTATAGACATAAAGCCGTTTGGCAAACTACACCCACGCGCCGCCAACGCATACAACGCGGTTAGGGCTGCCGCGTTTGCTGCCGGCATAAAACAATTTAAACCCATTTCGCAATTTGATACCTACAGGTCATTAGCGCAACAAACCGCAGGATTTTTACAACGCTACACCTTGCAACCTATTGAAGGCACAAGTACCCGAACATGGCAAGGACGCAAATACTATTTAAAGCCCGGTAACGCACCACTAGCAGCACCGGGCACAAGCCGCCATAACCTAGGTTTGGCCTGCGACTATGCCAATATGTCCGGGGAAACGTGGGCGTTTATGTGCGAACACGGCCCGGCGTTTGGTTGGTCATTAGAAGTCATGCCGGCCGAACCTTGGCATTGGTTTTATTACCCCGGCGACAAAATACCGGAACCCGTAACCCTTTACCTACAAAGCCTTAGGCCAGTATCACCACCTAGCGCGTAAGCGTCTACTACGGTTTTAAGACCGACGAAAAAAGGGGTATTGCATGAACTTCCTAATAGCCAAAATTTTTACGGCTGTAACTATAAGCATGGCGGGCTTAGCGTTCGCCTACGACGCTTACAACGCGCCTAGCGCCCTGCCTGTAACGCCCCCCGTTACGGTCAGTTTGGCGCCTGTAATAGCAGCAACCACTACTACCGTTGCACCCTTAACAGATTGCCAATATGCGCTACAACTTGCACAACAAGCCGGTTGGCCATTAACCGAAATGGGCACAGTAGCCCGGATTATTTACCGTGAAAGCGGCTGCAAAGCCGACGCCTACAACGCTAAAGATACTGCCGGCGGTTCCTATGGGCTGTATCAAATTAACGGGTTTTGGTGCCGGCCTAACAAGTATTGGCCTACAGGTTGGCTACAAGCAAAAGGAATATTACAAACCTGTGACGAATTACTAGACCCCGTGACTAACACAAACTCCGCACTAGCCATATGGCATAATTCAGGTTACGGACCTTGGGCGTTGCCGAACCCATGACCGAACAGCAAATACCCGACACAGGCCTAACAGAAAGCACCCGACATATGTACACCGAAAAGTATCAACAAACGTTTAAAAGTTTTGTAGACGAAGTATTTAGACCTAACTACATACCGGCACCAAAGCCCGTAGACCATTCAATACTTTTAGACGAACTAGCAATACTTAAAGAAAAGTTTGCGCAGTCAGGCAGCGACGAACACCGATTTAGTGCCGCCGTTATTACCGCCGCTATGGCCGTAATTTTAGGCATATGAATCCAACCAAAGTATGTAAAAAATGTGGGCTAACAATACGGGGCGTATCTATACCGTCTAACCCATACCGTTACGTATGGTCACACCCACAGTTAAAAGCCTGTACAAAACGCAAACCAATAAAGGACCCGACACAATGAACGAAACATACGAACGGCTTTACACCGAACAGCAAATAGCCGCAGCCCTAGCAACTGCTAAAGAAAACTACGGAAGTTGGGGCAAAGATGACCACCCCGCCGGCACAAGACACCAATTTAAACCCGGACTACAAAAGTACATTGACGGGGCCTTAGGCGAAATAGTGTTCGCGGACCACGTAGGGCTAACACCAAACGGACGCGACTACTACAACATAGGCGACGTAGGCATATACCAAGTTAAGGCGACACGTTGCGCAAACGACGACATAAACTTAATAGTTCCCCGTAACCAAGCCGTCACGTTTAAACAAAGCCCGTTTGTGCTAATCCAATTGTTTGATTGCTATTACAAAATGCGGGGTTGGACATGGGGCCACCAAATACCGGTTAAAAGCCATTGGTTACAAGAAAACGGCGACACTTCCGGCGGCGCCTATTGGGTCACAACAAACCAACTACAACCCATGGACGATTTGCCAACCGTGTAACTACCGTGTGCTACGCTACATTTAAGTAAGTAAACCCGACAACAGAAAGAAGCCCGACAATGCTAGTAACAAAGAACACAAGAGCAAAACGCACCGGTCAATGGATTGGTTGCCCGTACTGCATTGGATTAACACACGTTTACCATTTTGCGTGGTCCGAATTGACCTGCACGTGCTGCGAAACAAGCGTACCTAAATTTCAATGGCATTTACACGAAACAAATTTTACGCCTACAAAAGCGTTGGCAACTAATGGCATTTAATTTAGATAACTACGTAGACGTACCAACACGGTTAGCCGAAGCGTTAAAGCGTTGGCCCGATTTACGCATACAAGAAACCGATAATCAAGTAATAACAATGCCGGACGGTAGCACGTTTATTCGGTGCACTGTTACCGTGTGGCGCGACATAGCAGACCCCATACCGGTAGTTGCTAGCGCTGCCGAACCTTTTCCCGGTAACACGCCTTACACTAAACGTAGCGAATACATGGTAGGCATGACGTCTGCACTTGGGCGCGCACTTGGCTATATGGGTTGCGGCGTTGCTAAATCTATTGCTAGCCGTAACGAAGTAGAAGCCCGATTAGACGGCCACGAAGCCACTATTACGCCTATGCGTACACCCCAAGCCGGCGGTACTCATGCCAGTAGCAAGCAAATTTACATGATTAAGGCGCTTGCAAAAGGCAGGGACCTAGACGACTTAGCAACATTGGAAGCAATACAACTGTTGTTAAACGCCGACGACGTAATACTAGAAACGTTAACAATGGGGCAGGCTTCTAAGGTTATTGAAGCGTGGAAAGCATGACGCGTACAGCATGGTTAGCAGTTGCCTTTACGGTGCTTTTAGCCGTGCTATTGTCGCGCACCGATAAGTAACAGACCGCACAACAGGCCAGTAGCAATAGACCGTACGCCAGTCGCAGGGCGCGGGGTTAATCCACGGAAACGTGGTACTACCAACACGCGTTAAAACTGTTAGACGAAAGTTATAACGCTAAGTGTTGGGGCGGCCTGTAAACATAATCAGGCGTAATGCAAGGTAGTCGGATTGAGGCAGCCCGACGGGTAGAGCATTACATTATTAGGCTTTAAGAACAGCAACAAACATACGATAACAAACCGACACAAAGGACTAACCCGACATGGAACTACAGCACCGCAACCCGTGGGCAAGCGCGACAGCGCGCGCCAGTTCGTTAAGGTCATAACGTGGCAGCACACAACGGCAACCCAACCTACTTAGCCAACCGCAAACGACTATTAGCAGATGACCCCCTATGCCATTGGTGCGGTCAACGCGAAGCGACAGCCGCAGACCATTTAGTAGAACCCGGACGAGGTGGAACACACGACCTAGAAAACTTGGTGCCAAGTTGCAAGCCATGCAACAGCCGAAGGGGCCAAGCGTACGGCGTACAACTACTACGCGAACAGTCCGCAAACCCAACGCCAGTAAAAGAAAACCACGCAAAGCGTTCACAACTTTTTTTAACGGACCCGCTCCTGCCCCCGCAAGATATTATCCCTATATTTCATAAGGGTTTGGCGGAACCGGCGCGAACTGGTCACGATATGCCGCGATTGGTGACGAACACTGACAGTAGTCAAAAATCGGCTGTAAACGAAATTGGGGATTTTGCGAAAGAGGTACTAGGCGTAGACCTTATGCCTTGGCAATTAAACAT